AGACCGACATCAGAATTGTCTGCAGACGGCGGTACAGCAGCCGGCCGTCATGGCTGAGGCCGAGCCGCTTGATGGCTTCGTCAATGTCGCGCTCGGGGATCATGCGGCACCTGGCATTGCGGCCGGGGCGGCGGCCTGGCCGGCCTGCAGCTGCGCGATGGCGGCAAGTGCGGTCTTCTTGTCCTCCTCGGAGCGCTGCACCCACAGCGCGGTCACCCGCATTTTCTCGGCAAGCTTCTGCAGCGTCTTGGCCCCATCGGTAGCGATCTTCCATTCCTCCGGGAACATCGGGGCGCCGATCTGCGCAAAGCGGGCGAACATCGCCACTTCCTGTTGCTCGGCCGCGCTCTGGGCCGGATTGAACGGCTGCAGCGAGATGGTCTTGCCATTGACCCGGATCGGCTCGATGATGCCGCGCTTTTCCAGCATGTACTTGAAACGCAGGAATATTTCGGCCGGACCCTCGCGCCAGAACGACAAGCCGGGCGTGCCGATACGGCGCTGTGCGATCTGCATTTCGTCGAGCCATTGGGTGGCGGTCGGCGGGGTGTCGCCACGCTGCTCGGGCCAGTCCAGGAAGAACCGATGGCGAAGCTGCTTTTCCTTTTCGGATGTCTCGTAGATCGCCGGCTCCATCGAGCCGATCGTGAACATCGACTTGACGGCGCCTTCGGAGCCTGGCCGCACCGGATAAATCTTGCCGGATTCAACGCCGCCCTCGATCACGCCCATACTGTCGTCCGGGAAGGTCGAGGGCGGCGCGAGTGCCAGATCGACGTGCTCGATCTTCCTCGCGGCTAGCGTGTCGAGCTCTCGCAGATCCGGCAACCCCTCGATCAATGGCCCCGCCGCATAGGCCCACTCGGGCGACGGGTTGAACCGCATCACGATCAGCGGACAGCAGCCTTCGCCCGCTATCTCGATGCTGTGGATGACCTTCTCGTCGATCATCACGACATGCTGCCACACGATGTCGTCGCGCCGGTCCCATAGCCGCCAGAAGCCCCAGCGAATGATGGTGTCATCATTGGGCTGCTTCTCGATCTTGTCCCGGCAGGCGGCGTCGATCTTGGCAAAGAGTGTCGGGCCGAGCACCGCCATCACGTGACGGTTCTTGGTATGGCGCACCACGAAGCGATCGTCGATCTCGCCGAACGGACCAAGATTGATCTCAAGCTCGTGCAGCGGCACCGCCTGGGTGATGAAGTTCTCGGCCGGGCGCGGATCGTCGATCCAGATCGCGCAGACTCCGAGCGCCAGATCAGGATTGAACGCCTTGGGCAATTCGGGATAGAGGTTGCTGGCGCGGATCGCCTGAAAGATGATCGGGTCCTGCTTCTCGACCTGGGCCTTGGCTTCGGCTTTCTGGCTCTCGGCCAGGAACATGCCGGGCTTGCGCTCGGCCCACGGGCTCGCCTCCGGCATGAACGCATTGAGAATGACGGTCGCGAAATCCTTGGCGTACTCCATCGCGATGCCGGTCTGCAGCTCGCCCGCGTCGGTCGGTTTCATCGGAGCAGCGCGCTGACGCGACCGGATCTCGCGTGCGCGATGCGGGGCCGCGAAGAAATAGCCTTCGCGAATGTCCAGGTCCCATTCGTTCTTCTGGGCCTCGCATTGCCGCAGCCGGAAGCAAGCCTCCTCGTCAAGCTTGCCGGCCCCGGTCGCTTCTTCGTTGCGGGTCTGCGGCGATGTGGTTGGGGAAGAGTAGTCGACCATCAGAGCCCGCTCAACCTACGGGACGCACTCAGGCTTTGATTGAACTTGGCGCCGAAGATACTGCCCAGAAAGCTGCCCTCGCCACCGATCGAGCCGGGGGCTGTGCCCGGAAAGCTTGCACCCGACAGCGCCTTGTTGCGGCCGAACCGCAGCAGCAAGTCGCGGGTTTCGTCAGAAACCCGATCCCCGATAGCCAGCATTTTCTGGCGCTTGGCTTCCTCCTGGGCCTGCTTGATCGCAGGGTCCTCGGGTGGTGCTTTCGGTCCGCCCATACGGGATGCCTCCATGCTTCCGTAGATGCCGGTAAAGGCCGCCCGGCGTCAGGGCAACGCACGGCAAATTCAGCAGATGACAAAGCGCCGGCACGCAGTAGAACGCCGGCATCAGATGCCGCCCGGTGCCAGGCTGCACCCGCACGGTGACGCAGTCGGCATCGACCGAATGATCGGCCAGCCGCCCCAGCACCGCCTCGCAGTCCGGCAACAGCGCCAGCACGGTTCGGTTAAGTCGCACATCGTACAGCACCCACAGCTTGAGCGCCGGCACGAACGCGAACGCCGACACGTGCTTGTAAGGTCCGGGCAGCAGCCGCAGCCACCAATGCGGCGTGGTGCGATGAAAGCACAGCGTCCACGACGTGGGCTCGACAAGCTCTGGCAAAATTTTAATCACGCCACCCGCCTGCGGGCGCCGCGGTGTCGGTTGACACTAACGGGCTTGGGCGCATTGGCGGCCGTCAGGTTGCGCATCGCACGACCCTCGCCGAGCCCCAACACCAAATACTGCAGCGCATCGCACGGATGAGAATATTTGTCCTTGCATGGTTTGAGCTCGCCGGTCTCGTCCTTCTCGTTGTAGTAGCGCCCCGCCATGCCGACGATCAGAGTCCTGACCCTTGGCGACAGCACCAACCGGTTGGTGCCGGCCGGGTTGTCGTTGAGAATATGCGCCACCGCCTCGACCCGGTCCTCGATCGAGTTGTTGCGCACCGGAGCCGGCACCACCTTCATGCCGTAGCCGGCAAAGATATCAAACGCCGTGGCGTCCGTGGCCTGGCCCTTGTCGCGTCCCTTGGGATCACCAACGCACCGGAACGGACAATTGACGTAATGCTTCTCCAGAAAGCGCTTGACCTTGGGTGCAAAACTCTCGGCCGACTCGTTGACGCCCAAGAGCTCGTGCTGCACGAACACCCGGTTGCCAACCTCCTGGGCGAAGATCGCAGCCGGGGTTCGCCCAAAGTCAAGCCCGACAATCACTTCACGGCGCTCGACCGGCACCAGCACGGACGGCGCCACGTGAAACTCGCGCCGGAACATCGGCCAAACCGGCGAGCCCTCCACCACCAACACCACCCGCACCATCAGGCGCGAGTCGATCCATGACTTCTTCTTGCCGGCCACCTGCTTGGCATAATAGTCCGGCGGCAGGTTGTGCAGGTTCTCGGCCTTCGGATTGACCGTGTAGCCCAAAACCTCGCCCTGCTTGCCAAGCCGCTCGATCAGAGCCGGCGGCTGCAGATAAAACCCCCACTCGGGCGGCCAGCGATACTCGTCAATCTCATCCTGGGTCAGCCCAGGCGGCAGATCAACCTGCCCGGTCATCACGGCCAGCCAATGATCCTCGTCGGGCGCGTTGGCATCGCAGATCACCCCACACCAGTTTGGCCCGCCATCGCGCATCGGCGGATAGCGGCCGACACGCGAGGTCGCCTCGTCGAAAATCTCCTTCTCAATGAACGGAAGCTCGTTGAATGCAATACCCGTATACTCGCCGGACCGCAGCTTCCTGATGTCCTCCGGCTTGTCGAGCGCCAGAAAATCGATCTCAAGCCGCACATCGTCAAATGAAATACGATGAGACGGCGGCTGACCCCAGAAGAACCGGCCGTACAGATCCTCCGGGAACGTATCAAGCCAAGTCCTGATCGTGGTGCGCTTCAAGTCCGGGTATGAGTTGCGCACAATCGCCCAGCGGGTCTTCCTCAATCCATCCAGCGGCGACTTGCGCTGCTCCTGCGCGTGCCGCATGATCCGTAAACATAACGCAACGGTCTTGCCAGACCCGAGCGGACCCTCGATCACATCCACAAACCGCGTCGACGACAGAAACTCCGCAAGCCGAGTGTTGGCGTCGAACCGGAAAACAGATCTGGTCTCGGCCGTGGATGTCATCGCTTCCCACGCGTCGCCGAGGGGCGCCGCCCAACCACCGCATTCGCCTCACGAATCGCCCGCGCCTCGCTGCCAGTCCGCCGCAACACCGAATTGGCAACGTGAACCCACTGCCGCTTCGACTTAGCGGTCTTGGCCTTCTTGGTCTTGCCACCAACGTCACGCGAAGTCCAAGGCATCACCGCCTCCCACGTGGCTTAACCTTCCGAGCAGGCTCCTTCCGATCCCGAGCCGTGTCGCCACGCATCATCTCGTGCCGGCGACTCTCATCCATCGGATTAGACCGGGACATACCACGCTTGCGCTTCTTGGCCATCAAACCTCCTGTTGTGTCCATTCCACAAGTGTTTCACGTGAAACGGTCATTGGCACCCCCAAGTTATTGACAGTACAATATTTTTCAGGTCCGGGGAGTTCAAGGGCAAACTGCGTGCGTGACTTACCAGCACTCGAACGGCGGCCCCGTTTTTGCCCCCCGGCCCCTCCCTTGGCGTGACTGCCCATACGGGGCCCCTACCCCCATGGCCCGTGCATTCCCGGCCCAGATCCGTTACCTGACGTGCTGTCCCGTCACTAACCGGCATGGTTCACTGTGAGTGGGTGGGGCATAATATCCATTATGGAACATTCTGCGATTTGCCTGTAAGTACAGTACGTTACGTACAGTTAGTTACTGTCATCATGTGGTGTGGCATGTCCTTCTATCACTACATGTTGTGGATCTGACTTGGCCGGAGCTGCCCCACCAATCATGATGACCACACCGGGATGTCGCTGGGCGGCCTGGGACGTGGTGGTAATATCTTCTATCTGCTCAAGGGTTTTGACCGCTGCAACCCGAGCCATTTGGTTCGTTTCCTGATCACGCACCGCGGCTAAAACATGAATGTTTCGAGCACGTTCGCTGGTTCTAAGCACCTCCAGCTGGCTTAGGTAATACCCGCGCACATGAGGCTTGGTGAGTGCGACATACAATGAATGATCGGTTATCCCGGCAAGGGTTGCGGCGTCTCGTCTATTGAGCCCGTCCCATACCATAGCGTCGATTGCTGTCTTATTCCTGGCGTTTATA